TGCGGAAGTATAAAGTCCACACCAAGTGGCTAGAGCCGTATCTGATCGACACGGGAGCGCTGGTTCCGCTGGAGTGTCTCGGACTTTCGTTGACTAAGTTAGCGTTGGCTGACTTCGTGGTGTGGGGCGAGGGATGGGAGGGTTCGCCGTGGTGTCAGATCGAGCACACGTGCGCGGAACAGTACGGGATACCGACACTGACTCTGCCGGAAGAGTAAGCGGCAATCGGCGCAAGATGGCGGTCGGTGACAGGGCGCGGTTCGTGCTCTTTATCGACAGGTATATGGAAAGAGGTTGGGGGCGATGAGCGATTACGGATATTGGGCGCGAATCTACGAGGACCCGGAGTTGTACGCCGCGCACTTCCATCCCCGCGACGACGGCGACGACGATTATTACGACGAGCACGGGAAGGACGCCGATTACGGCTGGGCTTAAAAAGGAAGCCCCCGCGCGAGGCGGGGACTAACTGAATGGTCTTTGAAGATGAGGAGATTATAGCATGAAAACCGAACCGAGACCATACCGACGGCTAGACCCGAAGGATACAACAGTGACTATCGGGATTGAGGTGCCGACGAGGTTAAAGTTATGGGCGCTTGGGGAGGCCGGGAAGCGAGACTTAACCATGTCAGCGTTCATCCGGGGCGTGTTGGAAGATAGGAGGCGCGGGGAATGAACGATGAGTTAAAGCCATGCCCATTCTGCGGGGGGGAACAGGTGGAGATGTACTCCCCTTTTCAAGATGTCTATAGGGTTGTTTGTATTTGTGGCGCTTGTGGAGCCCTGTCACATACACAGGAGAAAGCCGCCGCCGCATGGAATCGGAGGTATGACGATGAGTGAAGAGTTGAAGCCATGTCCGTTCTGCCAGGGGACAAAGGTATTTATCTATGCAGATGAAGCCACTATCGGTATCCCGGCAATTAATGGTCGCCAATATTACGGCGTGTATTGCTATGAATGCGGCAGCAGGACTGACAATTTCGAGGACATAACCGAAGAACTAGCGATAAAGCGATGGAACAGGAGGTGCGGGGATGAATGAGAGGCTAATCCGATGCCCAAAATGCGGCGCAACTGCCGGAATTTGGAACTGTAACTGTGGCTACTGGATACGATGTAATGGCCCCAGATGCCATTTCGCAACACCGACTTTTGGGAAGAAACAACAGGCTATAGATTTTTGGAATGGGAGGAAGAGATGACGAATGAGTAACTTCACGCCGGGGCCGTGGAAGTGCCATGAGCAGTATGGAGAATATGCAATTTGCGTTCCTCTTGGTGTTGAACATCCCGAAGGGAAGCCCATAGCTCGTGCCTATTATAGCGAGGCCGACGCACGACTGATAGCCGCAGCGCCGGAGATGGCGAAGCTATTAAGCGAAGCGTGGCTGTTGATGGACGACGCGCTGACAACACAAATATCAGACCCGGAAAAGGGCGAGGACATGTCAATTCTGTGCGAGAAAATCGACGCGCTTCTGAACAAAATCAACGGAGGGGAGATAACGGAATGAGCATAACGCCGGGGCCGTGGAAATTGGAAACCGCACCAGAGGGGGCTAATGGTGGATGGAGCATCAGCGTGGAAAAAGCGAAGGACGAGGCATTGAAGGAATATAGGTATATCATCCTCGCGCAGCGCGGGCCAATAGAGGGTGAGGAGTTTGCTTGCAACGCCTGTGCTATTGCGGAAGTCCCAGACATGCTGGAGATAATCCCTGAGCTGGCGGCATACGTTACAAACGAGCTTATCAGGCTCAAGGATTTGGGCGCGGACTTCGAGAAGGAGCGCGAGGCCGCGCGGGCAACGTTAGGAAAGGTGAACGCGCTTCTGCGGCGGATTAACGGAGAGGAGGAGCAAAAATGAATATTCCAAATATTCCACTAGATACTTGCCCTTTCTGCGGGTGGAAGGCCGAGTTATTGCATGGGGAGCGGGGATATTATGTCAGGTGTCCGTGGGTGCATTGTATCATTCGGCCGGAGACGGCGGAATTCTCCACGCCGGAGGAAGCTGCTGCGGCATGGAACAGAAGGGGGAATAACTCAGAAAAAATCAAAGCACTCTATATGGTTGAGGTAAAAATCGAACAATTCTATAACCACGGACGGAAGGATGTGGCGTATTTCAGTAACAGTATTTTCCCAAAAAAGGACGAAGCTTATATTTCCAAACAAGCGATGAATATAGCATACACAATCCGCGATTTCATCGAAGAGGAAGAAAAGGAGCTTGGCACGAGGACAGAATAAATGCCCCTTTCGGGGCGTAACACAACTTCTACGGAATATAAGGAGATTATAGCACATGGCAGTCATTTTAAAAAACACTAACGACGTGGTAAACAACGGCCTGCGCGTGCTGGTGTACGGTCAGGCCGGAGCGGGGAAAACGACTCTCATAAGTACGCTCCCCAATCCTGTTATCGTCTCAACCGAGGGGGGCCTCTTGAGCCTCAAGGAACACAAGATCCCCTACATCGAAGTCTCCAACATAGCGGAGCTGGGGGACGTGTTCAAGTGGCTCACGGAAAGCGAGGAAAGCAAGGCATACAAGTCCGTAGCGTTGGACAGCCTCAGCGAGATAGCCGAAGTCGTCCTGAGCGGAGAGAAGAAAACCAACAAGGACGGACGCGCCGCGTATGGTGAGACAAATGACCGAATGACTCAGATCATACGCAGCTTCCGTGACTTGCCGGGGCGTCACGTCTATTTCACGGCCAAGGCTGACAAACTCCAGACGGACACGGGGGCGCTGTTGTGGTCGCCGTCAATGCCGGGGAAAACTTTGACGCAATCTCTCCCGTATTTCTTTGACGAAGTTTTAGCTCTGCGTCCTGTACAGGACGATGACGGCACTATCAAAAGGGTGCTCCAATGCCATAGCGATTTAAGCTGGCTGGCAAAGGACAGGAGCGGGAGGCTTGCCCCAATCGAGGCGGCAGATTTGGGAGCGATTATCAAGAAGATAGGAGGCGGCAAAGATGGGAATAAATGAGATCGTGGCGAATTTGTACATCGCCAAGCAGCAGGAGCAGGCGGCGAAGGAACGCCGCGTGATGTTCGAGGCGGAGCTTGCAAAAGCGATAGCCCTGCCGGACGAATGGGAGGGGACAAAGACAAAGGCCGTGGGCGAGTTCAAGGTGAAGCTTACGCGGCGCATGAACTACAAGATCGACGCGAACAAGCTGCGCGAACAGGCACGGGTGTATAACATTCTGCCGATGCTGGACAAGCTGTTCAGCTGGAAGCCGGAAGTCGTCAGAACGGAATGGAAAGAAGCGGACGAGAAAACGCGTCTGGCGTTTGCCCCCGCGATGGAGGTCACGCCGGGCAAGGCAAGTTTCACAGTTGAAAAAACAGAGGAGGAAGATTGATCATGGCAATATTATCTGCTGAAATATTGGAAGGCGTAAGGACGGCGGAAGTCCAGGATTTTACCCCGCTCCCCAAAGGGGACTACACGCTCCAGGTGGCAAAGACCGCACTCAAGCCGACGAAGGACGGCCGGGGGCAGTACATCAATGTGGAGTTCACGGTGCTGGGGCCGAAGTATCAGGGACGGAAGCTGTTTACGAATTTCAACGTCCTAAACAGCAGTGCCGAAGCGACCAGGATCGGACGGCAGCAGCTTAAAAGCCTTATCCTGTCAGCCGGGGTGCCGGCGGAGCAGGTGACGGACACTGAGCAGCTTATAGGCATGACCTGCGGGGCTAGGGTGGACACGGAAGAAAACGAACAGTACGGGGCGCAGAACAGGATAAAACGGTTCATGAAGCCGGAGGCGGTCAGCCAAGCGAGCGGCTTGCCCGACGCTTTCACCACGATAGCGCCGGCATCCTCAGACGAGGCCCCGTGGTTTAATTGACCCCTATACCGAAACCTGCCGGCGAAATAGCCGCCAAAATAGACGCATGGTGGGAGGGGAACGCCGAGGAGCCGAGGCCCCATCTCGGAGCCTCGCTTCTCGGGCATCCCTGCGAACGATGGCTCTGGCTGTCGTTCCGCTGGGCAGTGCAGGAGAAGTTCCCCGGGCGCATGCTGAGGCTATTCGACAGGGGGAAAAGGGAAGAGGCGGCGATCGTTGAGAACCTTCGGCGTATCGGGATAGTGATACACCACACTAGCGCGGACGACGGAGGACAGGTCCATGTGAAGCTTGCCCCGCACGTGGGCGGAAGCGTTGACGGCATTATCGAGAGCGGTGTCCCAGGCGCGGAGAAGACGCGGCATGTCGCTGAGTTCAAGACGCACAACCTCAAGAGCTTCAACGAGCTTAAGAACAAGGGCGTATTCGAGGCGAAGCGCCGGCACTGGTGCCAGATGCAGTGCTACATGCACGGGACGAAGATAAACCGGGCGCTGTACGTGGCGGTATGCAAGGACAACGACGAGATCTATACCGAGCGCGTGGAGTACAATCCGCAGGCTGCGAACGACATCATAAGCCGTGGGGCAAGGATAGTCCTTGAAGAGCATCTGCCGCCGATGATGAGGGGCGCGTCTCCGGCATGGTACGAGTGCAAGATGTGTCCGGCGTGGTCTTTCTGCCACGAGACACATTGTATCAAGCCGCGCTGCGTGAACTGCCGCACATGCGGTCACGTTACGCCGATGAGCGACGGGACGTGGCAGTGCGAGGCGATGAGGAAATGCCACGGAAGCCTAGCCATACAGAGCGAACAAGACCAGCGGGACGGATGCTCGCGCCATGTGATACATCCCGACTTGATCCCGTGGGATCTGCGCGGGGTTGACGAGTTCGGCAACGCCATATACGACGTGAACGGCAAGAGAGTGATCAACGGGGGGCAGGGGAACGGGATAACCGGAGCTGTCCTGAGCGCCAACCTGCTGAACGGAGAGCGCGAACCGAGGACGGAGGAGGCGATCCCATTTTGATCCCCAACTTGAGATATTACCAGAAAGCCGCGATAGAGCGCGTCTATGAATGGATGTCCGCCAACAGGGGCAATCCTTGCATAGAGGCCCCGACAGGGAGCGGGAAGAGCCACATAATAGCGGGGCTGTGCGAGGACGTCATGAGCAGATGGGGATATAACGTCTTGATCTTGTCCCACGTCAAGGAGCTGCTGGAACAGGACGCGGAGAAGATACTCGCCGCGTGGCCGGAAGCACCGATAGCGGTGTACTGCGCCGGGCTTAGACAAAAGCGCATAAACTCTATAACCGTGGCGAGCATACAGTCGATCTGGCGCAAAGCAGAGCTTATCAAGCAGATGCTTGGACGGATAGAACTTGTGATCGTGGACGAAGCTCACCTGATAAACAACAGGGCGCAGGGGATGTATCGCAAGTTCATGGATGACCTGGCGAAGATAGAACCTCGTATGCGCGTTATCGGCCTGACAGCGACTCCGTACAGGTTGGGGCAGGGCATGATAACCGAGGGAGAAGGTGCTTTGTTCAGCGAGATCATCACGCCGGTGACAATCCAGGAGCTGGTGGCCGGCGGATATCTGGCACAGTTGGTAAGTAAGATGAAGGACATAGAGATGTCTAACAGGCTCACCAGGGGAGTCAGGAAAGTTAACGGAGACTACGCCAGAGACGAGCTGGAGAAAAACTTCAACACGGAGGACAACAACGAGTACATCGTCCGGAAGACTATGGAGCTGGCGGAGGGCAGGAAGGCATGGCTGGTTTTTTGCACGGGAGTGCAACATGCTTTCGATATGCGCGACACTCTCAGAAATAACGGTATCAGCGCCGAGACCGTCACGGGAGAGACGCCGATTAAAGAGCGGGCGCAAATCCTGGAGGATTTCAAGGCCGGACGTATTAAGGCACTGACTAATGTTAACGTATTGACCACTGGGTTTGATTATCCTGACATAGATCTAATCGTCATGGTGCGGCCTACGCTGTCGCCGGGGCTGTATGTTCAGATGGCGGGGCGCGGGATGCGAGTGAAGAGCGGGGAATATAAGGACTGCGCCGTGCTGGATTTTGCGGGGAACATCGACAGGCATGGGCCGGTAACGGGGATATTGCCGCCGGACCAGGGGGAGCATAACGGGGTGAAGCCTACAAAAACTTGCGAGAAGTGCGGGACGGAAGTCTCCATATCGACAAAGGTTTGTCCGGAGTGCGGGTTTGTTTTCCCCGTGAGGGGAAGAGACGACGCGGAGGGAAAACCGTTGAACCCTGACGCGGATATCATGGAGAGGGTAAAGATGATGACCCCGTCATGGTGGAGATGGTACAGCGTCTCGTCGAGGAAGTCCGGCGTCCCCATGCTGAGAGTAGATTTCCTGCCCAAAGAGTTGACCGGGCAGACCGTACCGCTGTTCCTCTGCGTCAATCACGGCGGCTACGCGCAGATGAAAGCGTTGCAGACCATGTCGAAGCTGCTGCGGTACGACTGCCGGAGCTCCGAGATGTACGACACGGAGAAGATTGCGGCGGCGATAAACAGGCAGGGCGGGCTTTTCCCTTGTCCTAAATGGATAAAGTACGTCGCGGAAGGGACACAAAAGAAAAAATTTTATAAGCTGCTGGGCTGCGGCTGGGAACAGGAGATGACGGGTAATGAAGCTGCCGTCTGAATGGGCGAATGAACCGGAGAAGACGCCGGTAGAGCAACAGGTACAGGAGGCCATATTCGACGCTACGGGATCGGTGGTGGAACCGATACTTGACGGGAAGATACATCGCTTCAAGGTGGACGGTGATGCCGGAAGCGAGAAGAGCGGCTGGTATGTCATCTTCGGAGACAGACTCCCTGCCGGAGCGTTTGGGAATTGGAAGGACGGCGAGGATTGGATCCGCTGGCACGCCGACGGGATAGATTATTCCGCCAACCGTGAGGCTCTGGAGGATATCTGGCGCGGGATACGCGAGAAAAGAGACAAAGAACAGAAGGAGATATGGGGCAAGGCTGCCGGGGCCTGTAAGCAGATATGGGAGAAAGCACAGCCGGCAAGTCTGACACATCCGTATCTCCAAAAGAAAAAGGTCAAGAACCACGGGCTGCGCCAGACGGGCGACGGACGGCTGATAATGCCCGTGTATATCGGCGTAAATCTGGCAAGCCTGCAATACATCGGCCCGGACGGGGACAAACAGTTTCACCCCGGCGGGCAGACAAGCGGGGGATACTTCCGAATCCCGGCGTCGGAAAAGGCCGAAGGCAAGACAAAGTTTATCGCCGAGGGATACGCTACGGCGGCAAGCATACATGAGGCCACGGGCTGCGAGGTGTGGACGGCGCTTAACGCCGGCAATCTGAAAAAGGTCGGGGAGTTCCTGAGAAAGAATTTGCCGGACGCGGATCTGTGTTTTGTCGGGGACAACGACGAAAGCGGAGTCGGGCAGAAGAAAGCGCAGGACGCAGCCGACGCTGTCAAGGCACGGTGCGTGATAATGCCGGAGCGCGGAGACGCCAACGATTATGCCGTCGCCGGGAAAGATTTGAAGGCTTTGCTGATCAAGAGGGACACTCTGAAACTGACGCATTGGCTTGACTTCTGCTCCAAACCTCAACCGATCAAATGGCTTATTAAAGGCTGGCTCCAGGCCGGGGCGCAGATGATGGTGTTCGGTGCGCCGGGAAGCGGGAAGACGTTTGTCGTGCTGGACATGGCGCTGTCTATCGCTTGCCCCCAGATTGAAACATGGCAGGGTTTTACGCTGAAACACGGTCCCGTGGCATACCTCGCCGGTGAAGGATACGCTGGGATGAAACAGAGACTTGCGGGCTGGAAGGCGTACAAAGACGTGGACACAGGAGATATGTTTGTAAGCGAGGCGACGGCGAACTTCGACACTGGAGACGTGAGCCTCGCAATAGAGAGCATAGAGTCGCACTTCGGGGACAGGCCGCCGTGCCTGATAGTCATAGATACGCTGATTCATTTCATGGCGGGGGA